CCATTACACCACCTCTATCTTCTAATGAACCCATTCCTCTAGAAGAAACACCAACTGTAATTCCACTTTCAACTAACGCTTTAAGTATATTACCATTTGGAGTAGGTAAAATTTCTATTTTACCCATTACATTATCTCCATCCCAATACATTTCTACTATATTATGAGATACATTTTGTAAGTTTATAACTGATGATTCAGGATGGTCTAATTCACCCATTGCTCTATTTTCATCAACTAGTGTTTGATACTTGTCAATTTCTCTTTTCCATAAATCTTTAGAATAATATCTACCATTACCGTTTTTTACTTCAGCAGTAGCTAATATTCCTTCAACTAAAGGTAATCCTCGTTTTGAACGTACCTCATTCAAACGTACTCCTTTAGGTTTAAATACGTGGGTTTCTATTAATAATTGACTCATACTTAATATTATTCTCCTCTGAACTTTTCTTGTCCTGAGTAAGTTTCTGGGTTGTCATTTGAATTTTCATTACTATTATCGTTAGATCCTAGATTTGAATTATCATTACTTCCCTCATCAACAACTTTTTTATAAGATTTACCACTCATTTTTTCGTAAACCTTTTCCATTTTTAATTTTCTTTTTTCAAGAATTTTAACTTCACGTTGCATTTCTTTCATTTTAGCTTTATCAACTAATTCTGATAGACTATCATCTTCAGTAACCATAGAAATTCTTTCTTTTTTACCTTCGATTATGTCAGATAATGCTTCAATTTGAAGTTCCATAGTGGCAATTTTACCATTTTTTTCAATTTCAGCTAATTTAGATTCTGTAGTTTCTTTTTTAACTCTTGGTTTTCTTTTTGGTTTTTCTCCTAATGGAGTTTCATTTAAAATATTTACTAATGATATCATTTTATTTTCTTTTAGTTCTACATAACCGGTTCCAACTTCACCTTCTGGGAAGTCTTTTGTTGTAGCTTCACCATATCCGCCTCCAACACCACCGTCTTTAATTTGTTTTCCTTTTCCTAATCCAGGAGCATCTTCTGTATAGCCAATTCCTTCAATACCAAATTGAGCATCTTCAACATAATATAAAGGGTTTTTATCTATATTTTTAATAACTAAATCAATTAATTCTTGTTTAGTTTTATCTGCATTAGCTTCATTTGTAAGTTCTGTATAATATCCTTGACGGAATTGCTCACCAGATACATTATCAAGCAATTTATCATTTTTATAATCATATCCTCTGTTAGGTGATTCTAAATCTGTTACTTCTTTAGAAACTTTTTTAGAAACAGCTTTAACATCTTCTTCAGAAATTAAATTCATGTTCTCATCAAATAACTTAAACCAATCTGGTTGATTAGTTTTACCAGTAGCTACATATAAGTTTTCTGATATAATATTTCTTTTTGCTAAGATAGTTGATGCCTCCTCAAATCCAGCTGCGTTACGAACTAGATTAGGGTATTTTGCTTTAGCTTCTTTAAGGAAGATATGTTTGCTACCTTTTCCTTTTTTTATTTGGTTATATTGTTCTTGTAATGTTTTTGCCATTTTATTCGCCTTTTAATAAGTCTTTAATATCTTTTATATAGTCTAAAACTAGATCTGTTGGTTTAACAACAGAGTATGAACCAGGATTTTCTTTATAATAATCACTAGTTTCATTTTTAGCATTGCTCAACATCTTATAAATATCATTCATTTCCTGTTCAATGCGATCAAACGCTAATACTCTACCTTGTTGAAATGATTCAACAGAATTATCTTCAAATAATTGTTTTACTATAATGCCTGATCCTTTAATTTTTTTAGGTACTAATTTATACCCAAATTGTTTTACATATGAATTATCTTTAACTCCATCTTCAGATGCTTTAGGACCTGGTCCTAAATCAGCACCTACTCCTTCTTGTAATTGAGACATTTTAGATTTTACAATATTTTTAAATTCATCTGCAGCTTCAGAACCAAAGTTACCATCAACAATTCTATACATTTTACGATATTGTCTCATCATATCTTCAGCATATATTTTAGCATTTAATGATGGTGATTCATTTTCTTTAACTTCTTTATATCCCAATTCTTTATATGCTTTATCATTTGGTTTAGATCCTTTTAATCTAAAAGCATAAGGTGTTAAATAAGCTCCCGCTGCACCTGATGTTGAAATTTCTTCTACTTCATCTTCAAATAAATGATCCGCTAAAGCCATTCTAATAGTACCTCTTAACATACCATCATCTTTAATATCATATTTCTCTGATATTGCTTTTGCTACTGCGTCAACTCTTCTATCTTGAAGGTCAGATATATCAGAAACACTAGGTAATTCATTTTCACTTAACCTCATTACTATCCTATTATACTCATCAGGATATTCATTTCTAAGGTGTGTACGAATTTTATTTCTTAATAATTTTGATGTTTCAAATATTTCTCTAAAGAAATTATCACCTTTAGTTTCATTTCTAACACCTTTAGCTACGCTAACTAAGTCAGTAGCTGTACTAAATAACTCTTCAAATGAAGGTAATCTTTCTACAGTCCATGAAACTTTTCCTGTTTCACTATCAATGTCAGTTACAGTGTATTTTGTATCACCATCTTTGCTAAAAGTTACTTTTCCTACTTGTATACTTCTTTTTGGTATACCTGTATCCTCAGCAGCGTCTTCAGCAGTACCTGCTTTAGCCATCTCTTTAACTAATCCCTTAACAATTTCTTCAATTTTGCTTTTATCCATTTGCCTTACGTAATTCTTCTAGTAATGAATGATATTGTAACAAATCAACTAAATGATCACTTTTGATAACTTTTCTTTTATCTAATTCTTTGATTAAAGAAGAAACTTCGTTTAACTTAATTTTAACAACTTCACTTTTTGTTCTTTTTATTTCCTCTTTGATTGTTTTTTTAATCAAATTAACTTCATTATTATAAAATTCTTTTAATCTAGAAGTATTATCTACAGACTCAATAAATTCTTTAAGTATACTTTTTTGTTTAGAGTTAAGTGAAGAATATTTATCATTAAATTTTTCTAATAAGACATAATAAGTAAGTGTACGAATATCTTTATCTTGAGACTTAAATTCTTCAATTATATTATCTTTAACATTGTCTCTAACTATTTTTCCAGATGTTAAATACTCTAAAATAGTTACTTTATTATCTATAATTTGATTAGGATCTATTAATTTAGTAGTATTGTATGCCTCCACTAATGTATATAAAGAAGCCTGAGCTTTATAGTCATTCATTTTTGTTTTGAACAAATCTTCTACATTATAGTGTTTTTTTAATTCACTTATTAAATTATATTTTTCTTTTCTAATTCTAGATCTATTTAGTTTTTTAGATTGTTCTAATACAGTGTCTAATACAGCATTTGCTTTAGAATCATCTAATTTACTAGATTTAAATATAGTTTCATATAATTTATATTCTTTACCTAACTCAGTGTTAACAAAGTGTGATTTTAGAATGTCGATTGCAGGGGAATTTTTTCCTGACAGGGTTTCGGAGGTAATTTTTCTTACCACTACTTCAAATAAAATACCTGTATTCCTGAATTTTGAATGTTTTATATACATCAATACTTATTTTTTTATAAATATATTAAAATTATTGTTCCTTAATATTTGATTCGTCAAGTAACGAACTTTTTGCGTTATCCTGCTCAAATACTAACTTTTTTCCAGGTGTAAATTCACTTGGAATTGATTTTAACATAGATTGATGCTTTATATAATTTGCATTACTTTCTAATGCTAAAGAACTTTTTTTAGGATCATTGTAATCTCGTTTCATACCTTTTGCCCCTAATCTATCTTTTCCAAAATTATCATCTTGAGTATTTCGCTTAGATGCTTTTTCTTTTGGTCTTCCTAAAACTGTTTTTCTATTACCTATATATTGGTTATCCTCATTATGTGGAGGTATATCACCAGGATTTGAATACATTCTTCCTTTACCATATAATGTAGCTAAATCATGAGGTGTACCATATGACTGGCCTGTTTCAACTGGGTCATTTCCTTCAGCTTCAATTTGAGCTATTCTAAACTTACGTTTAGCATCTTCTCTAACTAAATCTCTAAAGTCATCATATTGGTCTTCACTTAAATGGAATAGATGATCGTAAACGAAGTCTGTTGGGAACATATTTGTTTCAACCATTTGAGCAGCTAAATCCATTTTTTCTTTCATTAATGCTACTCTTTCTTGATCATAAATAATTGAAGGTGTTGTTAGTGATAATTCAAAATTAGATAATTGTTCATCTTTATAACCTTGAGTATATAAATGAACTAATGCTATTTTATATAATTCTGAAACTACAATTCTTTGTATTCTTTCAATTGTACGAGCGAATCTAATATCTTGAGCAGCTAGTGTAGCTTTACCATCTGTATTTTCATCATAACCCATAAATGCTTTTGGTACTTTAAGAGCTGCAAATAATTTATCTCTTAAGTACTCAACGTCAGCAATACCATCCCACTGCATTCCATTTGCACTTTCAATTTTAGTACTTGCATCATTACCTCTAACTGGGATGTAATAATCTTCAAGTAGATTTTGCATATTATATCTTAAATTATACTCACCAGTTTTTTCATCTACGTGAGGAGTACGTTTAAGTTTACTTAATGTTTTTTCCATAAACGCATCTACTTCATTTGGAGGAATAGCTCCAACATTCATATAGAAAATACGTTTTTCAGGTGCACGTACAATTCTGTGAATTAACATTGCATCTTCCATTAAAACATATTGTTTAAATAATTTTCTAGCTGGCTCAATATATGATCTACCATAAGGTAAGAAGTTCATATTTGTTAATAATCTAAAGTGAGCCATTTCATAATTATCAAATATAATAGCATCTGGGAATGTGCCTTGATTTGGTACATTATAGTATCCATAATCAGAAGCAGATACACCATCTGGGGAGAATCTAAATTGAATTTCAGTTGGATTATCTTTATCTAAACCTTCTAATCTTTCAATATGAAATGCTGTGTAAGGAATAACATTATAAACACCAAATTTTTCTGCGATTTCTAACTTTAAGAAAAAATCACCATATTTAGCTAAATTTCTAACCCAAGGCCATAAATTAAATTCAATATTTAAAACATCATAAAATAAATTATATAAGATTTTTTGTATATCTTCATCAGCAGATTTAATTTGTAATACTTCACCCATATCATTTTTAAGTGTAGACTCATCTGCTATAATATCTAATGCAGATGCAATAATAGCATCTGTATCCATTGAATCATACTCTGAGTATAATTGTGGTCTTAAATATTGGTAATTAAAATGTGATTGTTGTCCGTATAATGATGTTGATGAATTTGAATATATTCTATTAAATCTATCTATTAAAGTATTTGTTTCAATTTCACCTGACTGTTGTATCTTGTTAACATCAAAAACTTTAAGTTGATTGCCCCCTACATTACGAATAATTACGTCTGTAGAAAATAATCGTCTTAACCTTGAAAATAAACCTGTATCTGCCATGTTTTATTTATTTATAAATATTATAATAACCATTTTATGTCATGGGTTTTTCCATCTATTTTTACTTCATATGGATTTGCTACCCTACTTGCGCCAGTAAATGCACCTGTTTGTGTTGATTTATTACTTTTTATACCGCTTAATGCTGCTCTTGCCATATCTAAACTTTGTTGTTGAAACTTCAATGAAGTATCACGTAGGAACATACCAATCCCAAATGACATAACCAAGTCATCGTTGTAGCCTGTTTGAGCTTCTGGTCTTCCATTTTTCCAAACAAATACTTTCATTTCTTCTAATAAACGTTTTGAACGGATAGTTACTGATTTATCACCAACAAATTCTCTAAATTTATTAATACAAAGTGGTCTTGTTTTCATTGACATAGTAAAACCAGGAACCATTTCAGAATTACCTTCATATACTCTTAAAAATGACTCTGCTGTAAGTGCATCTGATTTTGGAGATTGGTATAAATTTCTATAACCCCTTTCTCTAATTGCATCTAATGCTGCCCAACCAATATTAGCATTTTCAACTACTAACATAGCATTATTATACTCTGTAGCTAAACCAGTTAAAAAATAACCAAATTCTTTAGGTGGTAATTGTCCTTTATACTCTGCTACTTGTGTATTAGTTTCAATATCCATTACATGACATGCAGAAAAGTCTTTACCATCACCTCTAGCTACGTCAGCTACTACCATATATTCTCTAGAATAATCAGCTGCTTCCCAAACCCATAAATTTTGGTCTGCACCTCTTCTTTCCATTGGATCCTGAATAGTAGATTCTTTAATAAATTCAATCCACTCAGAGTAAAATACTATATCACCTGAAGTACTAAAATCACAATCACATTCTTGGGCTGCTAATCTAGGATCACCTAGTAGTGAATCTTGTGAATCTCTCCATTCTTGATTTCTTTCAGGATGTACCCACCAAGGTAATTTAATTGGTAAGAATTGATTCTCACCTGATTCAGCATTAACCCATGTTTTGTGAAACCAATTTCCAGTACCATAAGGTGTACTTAATACTATAGCTCCACCCCCAGTTGCTAATGTTTGTTGTGATGAGGCCCAAATCTCTCCAATATTATCAATAAAAGCTGCCTCATCAATTAGTAGTAAAGATACTGCTTCTGATCTACCAGCATCACTACTTGCAGATGTTGCTTTAATTATTGATCCATTACTAAGCCGAAGTGATAATTTATTATTTTCTTCTGCTTTAATTTGCAACCAAGAAGGTAAATTATCATACATAAATTTAACTTTCGTAACCATGTTACGGGCTGTTTCTTGTTTTGTTGCAATACAAAGTACGTTTTTATCTTTATGAAATAACATTAACCATAGAGAATATCCAGCCGTTAAAGTAGAAATACCTAACTGTCTAGATTTAAGAATAATTGAGTAGGGATTATCTCTAAATAAATGTAATGATTTTTCTTGAAATGGGTATAAACCAAATTGGATTCTACCTCTTTGTGGGTGTTGTATAAAACAGTATTTTTTCATAAAATGAGCAGGATCCTTAGCACATTTTAAATACTCTTGTCTTATTATTTTTTTTAAATCCTTATCTGCCATTATCTAGGTAATGAGTAATCTATTACATGGATTGTAATTAGAGTACCTACTACCCCTCCTACAACTCCAACCCATGGTTTTTTATACCATTTATCTACTTGATTTAATCTATCATCATACAATTTAATTTGATCTTTAAGTAGATTTACTTCTTGTTTTCTATAATTTAAAAGTATACTATCTTGTTTAGATAACATTTCATAGTTTCTAATTTGTGACTCTAAATCATAAATTAAAGTAGTTTTTATTGAGTCTTGTTCTTTAAGAGTATCAATAGCTAAAAAGAACTCATTAAGTTCTTCTTGAGGAATTTCAATTATCTCTTGACTATAACAATTTAAAGTTACAGTCATGAGTAACATTAATAAAATACGTTTCATATTATTTTTTTCTATATTTTTTCTCGAAACTGTCAATTGTTTTCTTAGCATCTTTAGTGCTTTTAACTTTTGATTTAGTAGTTTTAATTTTAGCAGAAGTTTTTTTAATATTTGATTTTGTTACTTCTTTTTCTTTATTTACTTTATCAGCACTTTTAGTAATAAAATCTAATTTGTCTTCGTTAGCTTTAACTCTTCTGTTAAAATCTTTTTTACTTTGACTTTGTTTCGTAGATGCAAATATAGCTAGTATACCGGCTATTGCACCTCCAATTCCTAATATAACTTTCCAAATTGTTTTCATAAATGTGGGTTTACAATAAAGATTCTAATTCTTTCTTTATTTTTGTTAATTCTCTTAAACGATCTGTTAATTTAGCTTTTTCTTCACCTTCTGAGTCTTTCCATTTTTTAACTACTTGTTTCATTTCTTTAGTAGTCTGTTGAAGTTTAGTAGCTATTCTAGATACAGAATCACCTTTTTTAGCCGCTGACATAGCTTTTTTATCCATATCATCTTCGTCTTCTTCTTTCATAAGGTCTTTAGTTTTCTCTAATTCCTTATTTAATTCGGCTTGGGCTTTAGCTTTGTCCTGGATGTCTTCTGCTGTTTCCTCAGATAGTATTTCAATAATTTCTTCTTTTATTTGAGCTTTAAATTCTGATAATTTCATAGTAGAATATTTTATTTATAAATATCACGAAAGAACTGATAATTTAACTGATTTTATACGTTCCTCTGTTGATCCTTTAATTTCAATTAAATTTTTAATTCTATGTCTATACTTACTAAGTAATAATTGAATTGTATCATCAATTTCTTTTCTATATTCTGCATTAGTTTCTCTAACACCATTATTTTCTATATCAACCCCTTCAGGTGAAACATAAAATATATAATCATATTCCTCTAACATATAAGATGCAAATTGACAAAAATCATCAGCTTCAAAATAATACATTGATTTAGAACATTTGGCAAATGCCATTACATCAATAATTGTTCTATCAGTAATAATATTATCATTCATTAATTCACTTGCCCTTTCAGCTAAAAATACAGCTTGACCCTTAACAGTAGAATCAGTATTTAAAGGAATACCTAACTCCATTAAATATTTAGAACGTTCTGTTCTAAATTTATAATCTTTAAATTCAGGTAATTCAGCTAAAGCATTAACTAAAGTTGTTTTACCTACTGACATTGTTCCGCAAAATCCTATTTTCATAATTAAAATGGTAAATTATCACTATTATCTTCTTGTGATGATCCAGGTAAAACCCTATAACTATCACTGTCAAAATGTTGAGTTGACACCTCGAATATACAACTTCCTTCTTCAAGAGCCAACATTTGGTGAGGTTGTCCTGGCATTAAGTGTATACAATCACCTACTCTAACTATTTGTTCTTTTATTTCTGCTGTTTCAGTATCAATCCAACTGTATTGAAATTCACCTTCAGAAATATACCATGCTTCATCTTTCAGTAGATGATAGTGCATAGAGAATTTTTTACCTTTTTTAAATACTAGTAATTTACCACAGTATTTTTCATTGTTAATAATCCATAACTCATGACCCCAAGCTTTTTTATGGATTTCTCCTTTATAAGGCATTGCTTGTAGTGTATGTTCCCTCATATTAGTTTCTATATGTTTCTCCTTTAGGTGCAGATGTTTTATACCAAGGTAATCCTTCTCTTTCTCGCATAATTTCTTGAAAATCTGCTTCTGAATATTCTATACCACTTAAAAAATAACTTTTTTTAAACTCACTTTGTCTTGATAATGGAACTATTGCTGGGGCGTCCCATCTATGATGTTTAAAATGTTCTTCACCTTCCATTTTTATTAAATAATGTCTTGCACCTTTATATTTTATTACTTTTTCTTCAAATAATTTTTTACTTTTACTCATTTTTTTTATTTTTAACCATTTCTATTTATAAATTTCATAAAACTATTATCCTTATCATATGTTAAACCAGCTATAGTTTTAATTTTATTATCTTCTTCACTCCAAACTGTTGAATTATCTTCAGCTTCTACAAAATCATCCCATTCTTTTTGATCCACTAATATTTGCTCTGCTACTAATGTACCATGAGCTCCTGATACTGAAATACCCCTAGCGGATAATGCATCACCTACAAAGTGAACATTAGGATATTTTGTTAGTGAGAGATCTTTATAATTAACTAATGGCTCAGGAGCTAAGTATTTAACTTCAGGTACATAAATTCCCCAATCATCTTTAAGTGTTGGAAATACTTTTTTCATATCGTTAATAAAATCTTCTATATATTGATAATATCCTTGAAATGCATCTTTAACTACATCTAAATTATCAATTTTAGTAGCTGATACATCAACACCTTCTGATGTTGTTGATGGTTCTCTACTAGGACTATAAAACAAACCTGTACTATTATCTTGTACTTTACCTACTACTTCTCTAGCCCATTTAAATGGTTTATCAATACCTCTAATTTCCATTAGAATACCAAAATTAGTCATATCATTTCTGAACGATTCATCTTTTTTAGCGTGTCCATTATAGCTGTGGTCTCCATAAGTTTCCTCAACTGCAACGTAGGCAGCATTGTTATTAGTACAGAAACTCCTGAGTGATACTCCTTTATCTTCATATTTTCTATATAATTTAAAATCGTAAGCAATGTCAATTAATTTTTGAAAATGCTTTTGTGGTGCTTCAAATCTAACACCTACCTGAGCTGGTTTTTCTTCTGTTGGTAATTTATATTTTTGCATTATTTCGGAAGTAAAATCAATACCTGATTTACCTACACCAAATATAAGTTTATCATAACCAATAAATTGAGTTGAGCCATTACCTGATATTATTACTTCTTCTTTATCAAAATCAATATCACTAACTTTAGTTTCCCAGTGAAATTCTACACCTTTAGATACTAAATAATCATACCAACTTTTACCTATTTCATGTAAATAATCAGTACCAATGTGCCATACTGGAAATAATCTTAAACCAAAA